CTCCTATTTAAGTTTTTAAATTGTGGGAGCTATTTCTAGCTCCCTAAGGAAATTAACTTACTTTCGCAAACCCCATTGAAGCAACAACATATTTTCCTTCCTCTGATACAATTAAATCTCCAACTGATACTGAATACATACCATCAATATCTTCAATGTTTGGATTTTCATCTGTTGACATATCTTGGTTGCCAATTCTAAAAACACCCTCTAAACTATTTGCTTCAATGTTTGCTTTATGTTCATAATATTTATTTTCTATAGCGTGTTTTGCTAATTTAACAACTTCTGAATGTTCAGACATATCAAAAGATATTCTAGTAACTTGTTTGTCTAAAGCAAAATGTCCTTTAGGATCAGTATTAACAATATCCATTTCTTCTTTTGTTAAATGTATTTGGTGTATTTCGTATTTCATTTCCTATCTCCTGTAAAATTTAAGTTTTTTTATAAGTTGTTATCAACCTATAAAAAAAGTATATAAAAAGATGGTATAGAAGTCAAGTATATAAATAGATTATTTTTATAAAGGAATCAATAACTTAAAAAATTTTTTTTGTTATCTCCAGCTTTCGCCAAAACACCAAGCCACAATAACCTTGCGAACTCCGTTAGTAACAGGGGTTATGCGGTGGTTAAGAAACGAAGTAAATGCTACCAGCTTATTTGGTACAGAGTTATATGTCATAATTTCGCCGCCATCACCAAAGAATTGAAGATCGCCGCCTGTAAAGCCTTCATTTAAAACCCAAGATATTGAAATCTTACGCATACTAGAAACGCCGCTGCCAATGTCAGAGTGCCAGTCGTATTTGCAACCTTCTGAATATTCCAAATATTGAATATCTTGGATTCCGCTTAATCTATAATTAAATGTTTTATTAATATCAATTAAAGCGTGGCTTACTAATTCTGCTGTAATGCTTTTTTTCTGATTCAAGCGCCAACAATCAACTTTTCTTAAATTTGAAAAATTACTATCTGTTGTTGATGTTTGTACTTCTTCTCCATATTCAAATGCTTCTTTTAAAACTAATGTACTCATTTCTGGATTCATCTCACAAGGGACAATTCCATATTCTGAATCTTGGTTTGGATCGTAAAGTATATTATCTGCAAAAAATTCTTGTTTTAAATGTTTTAACTTACCCACTTAATCTCCTTTAAAAAACCGCCCTATTTCTAGGGCGGAACTTAAATTGCCTTACTAAAAGGAGCAAGGACTTTAGGATATGAAAAAAATATTCCTTTTAATAATAACATTTTAAAAAGGTATGTCATCATCAAATTCATTCTTTTTTTCAGTTTTAAAATCTTCTGAAATTATTTTACCAGCTTGTTCTGGTGTTATACCAGAATTTTGACCAGCCTTTTGTCTTTGTATAGCTTCATTAAAATCTGATCCGCCTACCATTCCCTCAGTTACAGGTTTCCAATTATTTACTTCACCATATAATTTCCCAGACTTTGCAGTTTTTAAATCAATGTTAATCCATTCATCATCTTTTGTTTTTAGCCATTCAATAAACTCTTGCTTTTTAATTGAAATTTTACAATGTATAAAATCAACTTTAGCTTCTTTAAATATTATTCCATTTGGAAATTCTTTTTCTTTTGTGTCAGACATTAGTTTTCTCCTTATTAAGTTTTTGGTTTGTTCTGTTTATACATTCTTTGTGGTTTTCTGGGTAAAGTTGCTCTTGCTCTAAATAATATTGTATTAGCCAATTTAAGTTTTTATTAGCGTCAACAGATAAGCAAAGCATACCTATGTTGTTATCTTTTATTCTTTTCAAAAATTTATCTTCCTGTTCTTCTTCTTGCTGTTGCATTTCTAATTCATAAGCAAAATTTTCTTCTGCTTCTTGAACATTCTCATAACTTTCATCTTTATCCATTATATTTTTCCTCTTTTCTCTATTTCTTCTAGCTCTTGAGTTCTATCATCAATATTTTCTATTGCTATTTCTTCAAGAACATTGTTAATATCAATTAAAAGACGATCAGAACTAATAGCTCTTATTAAGTCATTAACCGACATATCATATTCTAACTCTTTAACTTCATCTCTTATTATACTGCTGGATATATCCATTTTATTCTCCCGCTATTCTAGCTTCTGTTAAATGTACAATTTCACTTGCTTTTTTAATATACTCTGTCTGCTTATAATCTTTAATATATTTTAAAAATTGCTTATGTGTTTTTTCTTTACATTGTTTTAGATCGTTTTCAGTTTTTACATTAGACATATCTGTAGTAAAGTTTTTATACATTAAATTTAATTGAGCTGATACTGCGTCTTGGTCAATAGTTTCAACATCATCTAATATTGTAAGATTAAATATATCTCCCAATAAGTATCTATAAGCATATGTCTGTGCAGAGCCATAATCCCAAAATGTACCTTTTGAAGTTGGCATTTTTATATACCATTCTTTCGCTTGACCAGAATCAGCGTGTAATAATTGATATTTAAAAACAATACTGTTGTCATTACACTTGCTAACATCTTGACTAAAATATCCAATTAAGCCTTCATCTGCCAAAGGTTTTACAGTACATCTTTTAATATCTGCTTTTGAAGCAATCACAATCCAATTACCTTTGTCGTCTTTATATGCGCCTTTTCCTGTTCCATTAATAACAGGAAAATTCTTCATAGCTCTTAAAAGTCTAATATGAACTTCTGTGTGTGAAAGCCTTTCTACTATATCTGCTGGTGTTTCTTTATTTACTGCATTATTCATTTTGTTCTCCATTGTTTAAGTTTTTTATTGCAATCTACCTTTTAAAAAAGTAAATATACATTCTTTTTCTAGGTCATCTAATTTTTTAAATTGATCTGATCTCATAAAGTCGCAAATAAGAAAATCAATAAAATGCTTTATGCCAATATCTTTTTGCAGCTCATACTTATTGAACACAGCATAATATGATATGTTAAGTATATAATTATAAAGTGGATCACTATACATAAGTATTGGCTTCCAAAAACTTAATTGTTCTTGCAAGTTTTCTTTTTCCTCAACTAGTTTTATGATTTGTAAATCTACACTATCAGATGGATTTATTAATGCTTCTATTTCTTTGCTCATTGTATGCCCTATAATAATTGGGAGCTATTTCTAGCTCCCTGTTAAAGTTAATCCCAATAATCTTCAAACTCGTCATAATCATCATTTTCAATTTTTGGATAATAACCTGTTTCTCCTCTTGTATGACATTCTTCTGTTCCTTCTTCTATTCTTCTATCCCAGTCAGAAGTGTCCTCGCCTTGTGTTAACCATCTCATATCTGGTGCTGATCCGAACATTTTTTATCTCCTATTTAAGTTTTTAGTAATAACCATATTATATACATTTTTTATATATGCAAGTATTATTTGGACTTTTTTTATATATAATGTTATTATTCTTTTACTAAAACATATAAAATAGGAGAAGTTTATGATTTTAAAGGATTTTTTAAAAGAACAAAAATTAAGTATTTCCAAGTTTTGTAAAGAAACAGGACTTAATGAAGCTACAGTAACTAAATGGAAATTTTGTGGTGTGATACCAAAAAAGCCACAGATGTTGATTGTGTATGAATTTACTAAGGGCAGAGTTCAGCCAAACGATTTTTACGGTATCAATAATGAGCTTTAGCGCTATGGCTTGGGCTTCTAAAATAAATACTAAAAGCCCTGTATCAAAATTAATCTTAATGATGATTGCTAATTATGCAAATGAAAAAGGAGAGGCATATCCAAGCCAAGACCATTTGGCAAAGATATGTCAATGCTCAAAGAGATCAATAGTCAGACATATACAAGAACTTGAAAAGCAAAAGTTTATATCTATCCGTAAAGAAAAAAATGGAGCATATGGTTTTAATCTTTATAAATTAAATATTAGGTACACGCCAGATTGGCACTTAACTAATGACAGATTGGCACACAATACACAAGATAAACAAATAATATCAAATTTTGAAAATTGGTGGGCAATCACCCCTAGAAAGATTGGAAAGAAAAAAGCTAAAAGTATTTATGAAAGGTTGGTAAAATCTAAAGAAGTAACAGAACAAGAACTCATAGAAGGTATGACTAGATATGCAGAAAGTGTTAAGAATACTGAAACTGAATTTATAGTACACCCAAGCACTTTTTTATCACAAGGTAGGTGGGAAGATCAGATAGAAGTCAAGGTTAAAAATAAAAATTGGTTAGCTGGATAATTAAATTGGAGTAGACAATGAGCAAAAAAATAGAAGGGTTATATACAGTCCAAGATATTAGATCACAAATTGTTGATTTATATTCTGGAAACACATCACAACCATTTGATGTCGGTTTTGAAGCATTAGACGAATTGTATAAGGTAGCTAGAGGCACATTACATATTTGGACAGGCGTACCAAATCACGGTAAGTCGTCATTTCTTGCGGATATTTTAGTCCAAATGGCGAAAATTCACGGTTGGAAATTTTGTGTTTTTAGTCCAGAACATTCACTTGCAAATTCTGTAAAAAGATTATGTGAAAAGTTTATGCAAAAACCTTTTGATTATGGTGTGTCAGACAGAATTACTAAAGAAGAACTTGGTCAAAGTTTAAAATTTATTAATGAGCATTTTTATTTTATTGAGATGGAGAATGAATCACCAGATATAAAATGGATATTAAATGTGGCTAGACAAGCGAAAGATTTATATAACATAGATGGTTTAATCATTGATCCTTATAATGAGATAAATAGTGCAAGAAAAAACAATCTTAGAGAAGATGAACATATCAGTAATCTCTTGTCAGATATAAAAAGATTTAATAGGGAAACAGAATGTGTTACTTGGTTGGTAGCTCACCCAACAAAACTTCCAAGAGAAGCAGACGGAACATACAGAGTTGATGGATATAGTATAAGTGGCACAGCACATTTCTCAAATAAAGCTGATGTTATTGTAGTTATTCAAAGAATATTTGAGCCAGAGAAAACATTATTTCAAGTTAGAAAGGTTAGGGAAGCACAACTCTATGGAAATATTGGTGAAGCAGAGTTCAAATGGAACGGCAAAACAAGGTCATTTCATCAGATCAATAGTAATATTTGGGCTAAACACGACTAAGGAGCATTATGATTAAGAAAACAGTAACTAAGTTATGGCAAGGTAAGTATTGTAGTATTAGAGATTACGAGCTGACTAAAGCAATTAAGAAAGGTGGGTTAATATTACACTACAAAGATAAACATATGGTAATTAGTACAGATCAGTTAAGTCAATTAAAGCCAACAGGTAAGAAGATACAATCAAACTATAAAGGCAGTTATAGATTAGTAGATATACTTTTTAAGCCAGAAATAAATGATTTAAAGCAAAGTGGTTTGTTTTAAGTATGAATGGCTTTATATACATAATGAGTAACAAATCTTTTGCTGATAAAAGGATAAAGGTAGGTATATCTAAAAGCGATCCAACACAAAGAAAAGATAATTTGTATTCAACAGGTGTGCCAGAGCCATTTCTTGTTGAGTATTATGCTTTAGTAGAGGAATATGAAGAAATAGAAAAGATAGTACATAAAAAATTAAGTGGATTAAGACCAAACAAACAAAGAGAATTTTTTATTTGTAGCATAGAAAAAGCTATTGTTACAATAAGAGATTGTGCAGAGATAAACTATGAAAGAATCTTTTACAAAACAGATAAACAATTAAAAGAAGAACAAAAAGAATTGGAAAGACAAAAAGAAATAGAAAAAAATATTATTATTCAAGAACACGAAAGGGCAAGAAAAGAAAGGGAAGCAAAAGCTGAAAGGGAAAAGACTATGTTTAAAGATACATTTGATTTAGATTTAGACTTTAAACTAGACGAAGATACGATTATGAATACTTGTCCACATTGTAAGAAAAGTCTTAATAAGTTTGACTAAGTTTTATTTTTACTTTATAAAAGATATATATGCCTAAAATAGTCAATAAAACAGAAGAAAATGCAAGAATGGTAACACAGTTATCTGGGCTTGGATTGCCACACGAACAGATATGCTCCATATTAAATATATCAAAGCCATCACTTTACAAGTATTATCAAGAAGAATTGTTAAATGGCAAAGCTACTGCTAATGCTAAAGTAGCAGAAAATTTATTTAAGATTGCAACAGGCACAGGGAGAGAAGCCGTTTCTGCTGGAATCTTCTGGTTAAAGTGTCAAGCCCGTTGGCAAGAAAGGCAAATAGTGGAGATACAAGATGGCACAGAGCAAAATGATAAATTTAGAGAGTTGGCAAAAGCAATACAACGAACTAGATTTACCGACACAGAAAGCGACACTTCTATTAACTAAGTGGTACGCAATAGCAAGAGATAAACAGTTAATAAAAGACGAAGATGATTACAATATTCAGATTTTTCTTGCTGGAAGGGGATTTGGCAAGACATTAACACTAAGTTATGACGCAACTATTTATTGCTTACTTAATCCAAACTCTATTGTAGGTGTCGTAGCACCAACTTATTCCGATTTAAAAAAGATAATCTTTCAAGGAGAATCTGGATTTCTTAATATCATTGACAGAGAGTTATTAACAAACTCTGGATATAACAAGACCGATAATCAGATTGAATTTTATAATGGTAGTAAGATAATTGGCTTTCCAGCCATTGAGCCAGATCGTTTAAGAGGAAACAACTTTCATAGAGCTTATTGTGATGAATTGGCAAGTTGGCGATATGCCACCGAAACATTTGATAACTTAATGATGGCTCTGCGATTAGGTGAATCTCCTAAATGTATTATTACTACAACACCTAGACCGATAGAATTAATTAAGCAGTTGGTAGTCAGATCAGATACCAAAGTCATCAAAGGAAATACTTTTGAAAATGCGGATAACTTAGCTCCATCAACTATTAAAATGCTTAAAGAAAGATATAGTGGCACACGATTAGGACAGCAAGAGTTGTATGGTCAGATATTAGAAGATATAGAAGGCGCATTATTTAATGCAGCTAACATTGAACAAAATAGAATAGAAATTGCGCCAGAATTACAGCGGATCGTTATTGCTATTGATCCAAGTGTTACTAGTAAGGCTTCAAGTGATGAAACAGGCATTATTGTTGCTGGTAGGGGTGTTGATAACCATTACTATGTTTTAGGCGATTATTCGGGCATATATAGCCCAGATAAGTGGATTAAGAGGGCAATAGACTTGTATTATAAATTTGAGGCAGATAGAATCGTATGTGAGGTTAATAACGGTGGAGATTTAATTGAAAAACTACTTAGGGTACAAGATGTAAATATACCTTATACATCTATTAGGGCGACCAGAGGCAAGATATTAAGAGCCGAGCCTGTAGCAGCACTAGCAGAGCAGTCAAAGATTAAATTTGTTGGATATTTTAAGGAGCTTGAAGAACAGATGTGTCAATACACAGCAGATACAATAAAAAGCCCAGATCGTTTAGACGCTTTTGTATATGCCATAATGGCGCTTCAAAGTAGCGGAAGCGCAATTTTTAGAATCAGTTGAGGGAACTATGGGACTATTTGATAGATTTAAAAAACAAAATGAGCAAATACATAAAAAAGAAGCACCAAAAGTATTGATTAATAAAATAAATGCGTATGGTGGTAAAAGCACTAGAAGGTATAAAGAATTTTCGCAAGATGGATATTTGGACAACAGCATAGCATACCGTTCTATTAATTTAATTGCTAATAATGCTTCTGCTACTAAAATAAAAGTTTTTTCTGGTGATAATGAACTTGATAATCACGAATTAATATCATTATTAAATAGACCAAATCCTTTACAATCTGGTAAAGAGTATTTTCACAGTATGATAAGTTATTTATTAATTTCTGGAAATTCATATATGTTGAAAGATAAAGAATTTGGCTCACCTAAAGAATTGTATTTATTACGCCCAGATAGAATTATTATAAAATCTTCATCATCTGTTATACCAGACAGTTATTGTTATAAAGTAGATAACAAAACAATAGCTGAATATCCTGTGGATAAGTTGACAGGTTATTCACAACTAAAGCACATTAAACTCTGGAATCCATTAGACGATTTTTACGGAGCTAGTCCTATTCAAACAGCAGCTTATAACATTGACCAACACAACCTAGCTGGTTTGCATAATGTAGGATTATTAAAGAATGGCTGTACTCCATCTGCTATGTTGAAGTTCCAGCCTAAAGATGAAACAGGTATGTCAGCAACACTTACTGACGAACAAAGAGCTATGCTGTTAGAAGATTTAGAGTTTAGATTTAGAGGTAGTAATAATTCGGGTAGACCAATGTTATTAGAAGGAGATTTTGAGTACCAACAACTTGGATTAAATCCAAAGGATATGGATTTTTTGGAATTGATGAATATGTCAGCCAGAGAGATTGCCTTAGTATTTGGTGTACCAGCTCAGTTAGTTGGTATTGCAGATCAGACTTATGCTAATGTTGCAGAAGCTAGATTATCGTTATATGAAGAAACCATTATACCTTTACTTGACAGAATTGAATCAGACTTAAACGAATGGCTTACGCCGTTATATGATGGTGATTTAAGAATTGCTTATGATCTGGATAGTATCCCAGCTATGAGTGAGAAGCGCAAACAGATATTCGTCAATGTCAGTCAAGGAGTTCAGCAAGGTATTTTGACTAGAAACGAAGCCAGAGAAAGACTTGGGCTTGAGCCTATAGATGGTGGCGATAGTTTATTAGTGCCTTCAAACTTATTCCCACTAGGCGAAGTAGATGATACTCCAGATGAAGAAGATAATGATAGACCTGTAGATTCAGAAGGCAACGAAAAGTATGATGAAACTTTTGATACGATCTATGGCGAAAAAGCTATGCTGGAAGAAGATGTTTTTGATAATGAAGAAGAAGCAGAAGCTAGAGCCAATGTTATTGGCTGTGAAGGTACACATTCTATGGATAAAGACGGACAGACAGTTTATATGCCTTGTTCTACTCACGCAGAATATGATGAATTGGTTGGAGAAAAAGCGCTAGACGATTTAGATTTAAAAGCCACCGAAGGTATGAAGGAAGAAGCTAGGAGAGGGCTTGAATGGCGAAAAAAGTTCAATAGAGGTGGCACTCAAGTTGGTGTCGCCAGAGCAAATCAAATTGTTAGTGGTGAAAGAATGTCGCCAGACACAGTTCTTAGAATGTTCTCATTCTTTTCAAGACACGAAGTAGATAAGCAAGGTCAAGGATTCAACAGAGGTGAGAAAGGCTATCCCTCTGCTGGAAGAATAGCTTGGGCTTTGTGGTCTGGTGATGAAGGATTCTCTTGGGCTAAAAGAAAAAGAAATCAGATTATGGCAGAGAGAGAAAAGTCATATGATGATATGGAAACCAAAGTAGCTGGATTATCTAAGACTGTAGAAAAGGCTTTACAAGGGAAGGTTGATGAACACAATGATAAGTATGGAGATAAGAAAGGCAAGAGAGTAAGTGTTGGTATGCTTGGCAAGGTATTTAAGCGTGGTGTAGGAGCATACAGGACAAATCCAGCGAGTGTTAGACCAAGTGTAAGGTCAGAAGATCAATGGGCTTATGCGAGAGTAAATGCTTTTCTTGTAGCTGTTAGAACAGGTAAATTCAGAGGTGGTAAGTTTGATTTAGACTTACTACCGAAAGACCACCCATTATCATCTAAGGAGTAAACTATGTTTAAATTTGGAAGTGGATCATTAGAAAAATTAGATACTGTAAACCCAGACTTAAAGCTGGTTATGATGGAAGCAATTAAACTGACACCTATAGATTTTGGGATTACCGAAGGAATGAGAAGCCTAGAGAGAGCAGAGCAGCTAAAAATAGATGGGCTAAGTAAGGTAGGAACTAAATCACTTCATTGTCAAGGCAAGGCTGTTGATATTGTCTGTTATAACAATGGCAAAGTTACTTGGGATTTAGAATATTATGAAGCTGTAGCTGGAGTAGTGGGTGAAGTGTCCGAAATATTAAATGTTAAGATAAGATGGGGTGGTAGTTGGGTTACAGGAGATTTCAAATTAAATAGGGATATGAACTTTATAGACGCTGTGCATTTTGAAATAATAACTTAATGGCAAAGATTAAGATTAATCTAAATAAAGAGTACAAAGAACAAATTAAATTGTATCTTAATTTATCTAAAAGTTTAAATGCAAAGGTAAAGAAGTTATTTAGAAAAACAGCCAGACAAGCAGAAAAAGAATATCTTAAATATGAAGATATGTATTATTTCTTTTTAGAAGATTTTTCAAATGATTTCTATAAAATATTATCATCTCATTATAGAACTGTTATAACAGCTACCAGCAATAGGCTTATTAAGCAGAGAGAAACTAAACAAGAAGATAAAATAGATGTAATTGTTGCGAGTTATATTCAACAAGAAGCAGCAACAAAAGTTACACAAGTAACAGAAACAACAAAACAAAGTATTAGAAAGTCAATTAGAAAGGGTATTGCTGACGGGGAATCCATTCCTACCATATCCAAAGATATACGCCAAAATAACGCATTTAAGCCCTACAGAGCCACTATGATTGCTAGGACTGAAACACATTCTGCTATGAATTATGGAAGGTTTGAAATGTCAAAACAAATGGGTTTTAAAAATCCTGTTAAAAAATGGATTAGTGCTAGAGATGTTAGAACTAGAGATTGGCATAAACAAATGAATACAAAAAAAGCTATAGCTATTGATGAAAAATTTGAAGTATATACTCCAATTTCGGGTGGCGGATCAATACCTAAATATATGGATTACACGGGAGATATGAATGGTGGCGCATTAAATGTAATTAATTGCAGATGTATGACGCTTACTTATGATATGGAAGATGAAGTGATTGGAGCTACACCACAGCCAGATAGTCCTGTAGTGCCAGTAGAGGATATTCCAGAGGTAGTTGCTGAAAGAAACGCAACATCATTACTGAATCCAATAAAAGGCTCTGCAATAGTTGTTACAAAAAATAAAAAAGAATTACAAGCAGATGTCAAATTAAATTCTACGCAAGGATTTACCAATTCAGATGAATATAAACAGTATTTGCCTGACCAATATGGTGGTCGCTTTAAAGATGGTGAATACTATTTTAATGATTGGAATGAAAGAGAATTGACAGAGATTAATATTCTTTTAGAGGAAGCTAACCAATTAGCAGTTAAACATAAACTTCCAAAATTAAGAAGAACATCATCAGTAGGAAAAAGAAAAGCAAATGCTTCTATGGGTGATGGTGGTTTATCAATTAACAAAGACCTCATAAAAGGTGAAGGAAGTAAATATACCTTAATTAAAGGAGCAGAAGATAACGAAAATTATATTGTTACAAAACAAAGTGATTATCAGATAGGAAATACAAGATTAGGTGGAACTACTCAAGCATTTGGTAAAAGACAAGGAATAAAAAGCAATAGAGAAATTCCATTTAGTTCAGCTTATTATTTATTAAAGGGTAGAAGAATAAAAGGTTTATCTAAAGCAGAAAAACTAGATTTATCTTTAGATATGAAAAGAATAACAATATATCACGAGATGGGTCATCATATTCATCAACAAACAAGAATAGCTGGAACTTTAAATAATATAGAAGATGAATTAAATACTGTTTTTAATAAAGCAGTTAGAAAAGATAATAAAATTATAAGACAAGATGGGGTCAGTAAACTATATCCAACAGGCTATTCATCATACAACTCTAAAGAATGGTTTGCTGAAAATTTTGCACTTTATAATATGGGCTTTAAAAATAAAATAAGTAAAGATTGGATAGATTTCTACGAAAATACTGTTTTAAAAAATTTGTGATTATTGAAAAATAAATTCTGATGAGCCTGTTTTTGCAACGATTTCACTACTTCTTATTATCATAGCTTCTTGAATTTCTATTAAAGTTAAAGTTTCTACTTCATCATAGCTTTTCAAGATTGGAACACTCATAAACACTTTATAATCAGCCAAAGTAATTTCTTCTTGCTCAAGAATATCGTTTAATTTTTCAAATGCTTCTGTAAATGTCAAAGCCATATCTGCTCATTAGTTGTTTATTGACCTTCAATCATACTCTTTTTTAAACTTTTTTTTAACTATTTTTTAATATCTATATAAATCAATCACTTATAACTACATTTATTTTATATATATACTTCACATATATATAATAATTATATATACTTCTTATATAAGTTAATAACAACTTATATAAAAACTTAAATAGGAGCAAAAAAATGATTACAGAACAAGCAATAGATTATCAAAATAAGGTTTATAAAAACTTATCAATAAACCAAGCATTTGATTTAGATACACTTATAGTTAGATGTATTGATAACAAAGATATTTTTGTTAAAGGTACAGAAGATTCAGATATTAGATATTGTGAAAGACAAGAAATGATTGAAAAAGTTATCTTGAATAAATTATTTAGAAAAGAATATAGCAATCATTTAAATAGAAGATTGACAGAATTACAACTTAAACATTTATACAGGAGATAAATTATGAGAGCATTTACAAGAAAATTTATAGAAAATCAGTCTGACGATTGGCTAAACAATTTTTATAATGAATATGTTGAAGCTAATGAGTACAAACAAGTTCTATTAAGGGAGCATTTTAAATTAGTAGCTAAAGAGCTAGACAAAAGAAATGCAATAGAAGCAGCCAGACTTTATAAGGCAGAAAGTACAGCAGAATATGGACAAATAGCTATGGATAGATTAGATGGAGCTTATGATTATGAATGAACAAGATAGATTAAATAATAAATATATGACAGGCTGGGAAATTGTGGCAAGTATTTTTTTATTTGCTATGATGTTAGGAACTGCTTGGTTATTTTTATTAATAACTTATTAGATTATCTTACTTGCTAGGAAAACTTTTGGGCTGGAAACAGCCCTTTTTTTTTGCTTGTAATTAATGCACAAGTATTGCTATCATAAAGGAACTTTTACTTGACAAGGAATTTAAGTTATGTCCGAGAACGAAATTGGTATTATACACGATATATTGGACTTAGAATGTGATTACAAAGGACTTGACACAGATGATGATGGCAGCTTTGAAGGCTATGCTTCTGTATTCAACAACAAAGATTTAGGAAATGATGTAATCAAACAAGGTGCATTTGCTAAATCAATCTACGATAAAAAACCAAAACAAATTAAATTACTTTATCAGCACAAGACTGACGAGCCTATTGGTGTTATTGATTCTTTAGAAGAAGATAAGCGAGGATTAAAGATCAAGGGCAGACTTGCTATGGGAACACAGAAAGGCAAAGAAGTTTTTGAGCTTATGAAGATGGGTGCATTAGATTCAATGTCTATTGGTTATAGGTTAGCACCAGAAGATTACAAATATAGCGATAAGCTAAAGAAAAGAACGATTACAAATTTAGATTTAATGGAAGTATCAATGGTAACATTTCCAATGAATCCAAAAGCAAAGGTTACGAAAGTAAAACTTGCTGGAATGAATGTGAGAGAGCTAGAAAACTACTTATGTGATTTAGGTATGACTAATTCTGTTGCAAAACAAAGTGCAAGTGTATTGTATAAATCATTTAATGTAGTAGAAAATGAGCAACGAGATGTTGTAGATAGTATTAATCGCTTGATTGACAAAATTAAACATTAACGGAGTTTATTATGAGTGAAGAAATTAAATCTGTTATAGACAATTTAAGTTCTACTTTTGAAGATTTTAAAAGTGAGAATACAAAGCGTTTAGACCAGATTGAAAAGAAAGGCTCTGCTGATCCGATACTTGAAGAAAAAGTTGACAAGATGGCTGATGACATTTCTAAAATGGCAGAAGCTAAACAGAAGATTGAACTTCAAGAAAAGAACTTAGCAGAAGCACAAGTAAAACTAGATAATTTGGAAACTATTATTTCAAGACCAAATACATCTGGTGAAGCAAAAGATACCAATATTCAAATGAAAGCATTTGGCGATTGGTTAAGAAAAGGGGAAGTTGATCCAGAGGAGAAAAAAGCACTTTATGAATCAGACGATACATTAGGTGGTTATTATGCTCCAACAGAATATGTTGCGGATTTAATTAAGTCTGTAACAGAGATTTCGCCTATTCGTTCTATTGCTAGAGTTAGAACAACATCAAATAGAGGCATTGAAATACCTAAAAGAACAGGTCAATTCGCTGCACAATTTGTTGCTGAAACAGGTACAAGAAGTGAAACCACAGGCTATACAACAGGCTTAATGTCAATAGACGCACACGAATTATATGCGTTAGTTGATATTTCACAAGCTATGTTAGAAGATTCTGCTTTTGATTTAGAAAGCGAAATGTCTACAGAGTTTGGTGAGCAGTTTGCTAAAGCAGAAGGTACAGCTTTCATATCTGGTAATTCTGTAGGTAGACCACAAGGTTTTACAGATACTACGGCTGGAGTTGGAACAACTAATTCTGGTAATGGTAGTGCGCTAACAGCAAATGGTTTACTAGACCTTATGTATGCAATTAAATCTGATTATATGAACAATGCTAGATTTGTTTTTAACAGAAGTACACTAGCGGCAATTCTTAAATTAGAAGATACAGAAGGACAAAAAATCTTTGTTAATTCTATGAATTATGTTGGTGGTGCGCCATCTACTATTCTTGGAAAACCTTATGTGTTAGCAGAAGATATGCCAGATGTAGGTAGTTCAGCTAAACCTATAGCTTATGGAGATTTCTCAAGAGCTTACACTATTGTTGACAGAGTTAATCTTTCAGTAATGCGTGATCCGTACTCACAAGCTACAAGTGGGAATATTCGTTATGTCGCCAGACGCAGAGTTGGCGGTGCAGTAGTTTTAGCGGAAGCTATTAGACTACAAAACATTTCTGCATAACGGGGGTATATTATGAGAGATATTAGTAATAATACAAAAAGTGTTACTTGCCAAGACGCAAAAGTATTTACAGCAGACGCAAATGGAACTACTGTAGATACGATTGGTTTTCAATCAGTAATGTTCATTGTGAACTCTGGTATTGAAGGAGATACATTATCTGGGAGTGTAAAGTTTGACTTTATACTTGAAGAATCTACAGACGATTCTACATTTACTGCTGTTACAAGTTCTACATCTGTAACAGAGGGAAGTGTTGACAGTTCTGGTATTTTCTTAACACTAGACGCTAACGGTGAAACACCACAGACAAGTCAAATTGGCTATATCGGTGGTGCAAGATATGTAAGAGTGAAAATTGACGCAACAGGTACTCATTCCAACGGAACACCTATAAGTGTTCAAGCGGTATTGGGTAATCCTATTGATTCAGCAGACGCTTAATATCTGATAAGTTTGTGGGGAGTGGTTTTGATTGCTCATTGTCTGCTCCTCACTCTTATTGATTAGATGGTATTTTAAGAATATTATGTAATGAATAATGGAGATAAATATGAAAATAAAAATGTTAAGAGATGTAAAAGCCTCTAGTAATGAATCTGGAAATGCGACTAGAATTTATAAAAATGATGAAATTATAGATTGTACGCAACAATGGCAAGTAGAGTTGGCGCAAAACTTTATGTCAAATAATTCAGCCATTGAAGTAAAAGTAGACGCACCGAAGGAAACAAAAAAGAAAGTTGTAAAAAAGAAAACTACTAAAAAATCTAAGTAGGTAATTATGGCTAGAACGATTGGGACTAATTTTAATACCCAGATTTCTAGCAGTTCTGTTAGACCTTTTTATGCTATAAGTTTTGCTTATGCAACACCATTAAGAATACATACAGCAGATGGTGAAATAACTATTGATGGGGAAACCTACTACAGTTCTGCTAACTTTATGGAAATATCAGAAATAACCGAAACATCTGAAACTAAAGCTACAGGTTTAAATGTTGTATTTTCTGGAATTGATAGCTCAATTCTTTCAAGCTCTTTAACACAAACACAACAAGGAGTAGATGTGGTTTTATATTTTGGTGTACTAGCTACATCAAGTAACGCCAATGTTGTTGTTGATACACCTTATCAATTATTTAATGGAACTGTAGATAGAGTAACAATTAGCGAAGCTGGAGATACATCAACCATAAAATTTTCAATAGAAAATAAACTTATTGCGTTAGAAAAACCACTTGATTTTAGGTACACAGATCAAGACCAAAAACATTTTTTTCCAAACGACAAAGGATTGGAATTTGTTGCAGACTTGCAAGATAAAAATATTGTATGGGGTGGTGGTGGAAATTAATGCAAAACATACAAGCGATAATAAATTTATACAAGAATTTTAATAGGTATAAAGATTACTCACAAGATGAAATATTTTTACACATATTGCCATCTATCAAATTAAAGCAATACAAACTGCATTATAATAACAAACAACTTATAGGATTCTCTAATTGGGCTTTTCTTAATGAACAAGAAGAACAGCACTTTTTAGATTTGCGACATATAAAAGAAACCCAATGGTGTTCTGGAGATAGAGTTTGGCTGGTAGATTTACTTGCCAAAGATAATCTATTGCAAGTTGCTGATTGGACAAAACAACATTTTACTCAATTACTTGGGTGCAATAAAAAAGTTAAGTGGCAAAGAGTGTATAGTGATAAAGTAATACAAAAATCAGTTCAAACTAAGAGGCATTTTGTTTAATGGGTAGTAGCATAAGACAACTAGCAATAACAGCAGCAGCGATTTATACAGGTGGCTGGGCTTCCGCTTCTTTGACGGGCTTTACAGCAAAAGCAGTTAATTTTGCAGTATCTTCTGCTGTTGCTATGGGTTTAACAAAAGTCTTGGTTTCGCAGCCAAAAATGGCTGCACCGCTTGGATTACAAAAAAGAACTGAAATGATAAAGCAGCCTTTATCAACGAGGGACATTGTATATGGTGAGGTAAAAAAATCTGGAACATTATTATATATGGAATCTACAGCAAATAACCAAACCTTGCATATGATATTGTCTTTAGCTTCACACGAAATACAATCTATTGATAAAGTTTATTTTAATGATGAAGAACTTACTCTTGCAAGTGCGGGTACAGACGCAAATGGTATTACCAGATTTAAGGTAACTTCTCCCTCTAAGTACGCAACAGAATCAAGATTTACCACATCATCAAGACCTTTGGTTATATCAGAATATGAAGATGTTACTGTAAATCAATCATTACCTTTTGGTGGTAATGCAGTTGTCAATGGTAAAGGAATTGTTAAAGGCATTACACAAGTTACATTAGTATCTGATACTGCTTTTAGTATATCAACAGCTGATACTTTGAATATTAATGGTTTTGATTATGGAATTTCAACAGGCGGCAGTTCTTCTGCCTCTGGAACAAGACATACATTAACAGTTACTATTTCGCAAGGATTAAAAACTGATGTAAGAGCAACTGCAATATCTTTTGCTGCTGCATTTGGCGCACAATCAAGAATTGCACCATATAGAGATAACCCAAATACTCCACTTCCATATTTAGCTGGAACAACAACAACAACAAATTATGCCGTAATAGCAACACATAAATTTACAGATAGTTCTGAATTAACAGTTAGAGTAAAAAAACATTTAGGAGCAGACGATCAATTAGCGGACAGAGATTTGGTAGAAGAAGTAGCTCAATGGACAGAAAATCACAAGTTATCTGGAATTGCTTATTTGTATGTTGCGCTAAAATACGACCAAAGTGTTTTTCCAAATGGAATACCAAATGTATCTGCTGAAATAAAAGGCAAAAAGTTATTAGATTTTAGAACAGGCTCTACAGCTTATAGTAACAATCCAGCTTTAGTTTTATATGATTATTTAAGCGATACAAGATTTGGGTTAGCAACACCAACAGCAAATATTGACACAACATCTTTTACAACTGTTGCAAATATATGTGATGAAGATATTACTTTAGCCGCTGGTGGTACAGAAAACAGATACGAATGTAATGGTGTTGTAACTTCTGATATACAACCAATGAACGCAATAGACAGTATAACGGGATCAATGCTTGGAATTTTAAGCTACACGAATGGTAAGTTTAATCTATCGGGTGGTAAATATGTTGCACCAACAATAACACTTGATGAAGATGACTTGCGAGGTGGTATATCTATAAACACAAAACAATCAAGGAGAGATTTATTTAATACAGCAAAAGGTGTATTTACTAGTCCAGAAAGTAATTGGCAGCCAACAGATTATCCAATGGTAACTTCAAGCACATTTGTTAGTGAAGATAATGACGAAACAATATTTGGTGAAATTAATTTACCTTTTACAACATCATCAACAATGGCTCAACGAATTGCTAAAGTAGCTTTGTTTAAAAATAGACAACAAATAATAGTACAAGCGCCTTGCAAATTTACAGCTTTTAAATTACAGGTAGGCGATACAGTTAATATAACAAATGCAAGGCTTGGCTGGTCAAGTAAAGTGTTTCAAGTAGCAGATTGGACATTCTCTTGCAGAAGTAATGACTTTGGTATTGATTTAATTTTACAAGAAACATCTGCTGATGTATGGAATTGGAGTGCAGAAGAAACAAGTTTTGCTTTAGATAACACAAATTTACCTACTTTCCAAACTACATCTGCTCCTAGTTTAACTGTAAGCGATATAATGAAGTCTTATTCTGGCATTATAACAACAGTTATAAACATTGAATGTGTATCTAGCAGCGGAACGACTAACGAATTTGAAGTGGAATATAGAAACACATCTACAGATACAGAATTTACATCACTTGGTAAATCACGAAATAATAAGTTTTCTATAATAGACGCAGAAGATGGAATGGTTTACGAAATTAGAGCAAGGTCAATTAATGCTTTTAATGTGCCATCATCATTTACATCAGTTGCTCACGAAGTAATTGGAAAAACTGCTGTTCCAGCTAATGTCGCTGATTTTTCTGTCAATGTAGTAAATAATTTAGCTGTGTGTTCTTGGACAGCAAATAATGAGTTAGATTTATCACACTATATTATTAGGCATACACCAGCCACATCTAGCCCAGCTTATGCTGGAGCTACTGTTGTTGCTAATTATATTTCTAAGGCAACAAATCAAATATCATTACCAGCACAAACAGGGACATATATGATTAAAGCTGTAGATGTTTTAGGTTTAGCTTCTGAAACATCAACCAAAACAGCCATTATAAGAAATCAAATATCAGATGATTTTAATGCAGTTGCAACAGCGACAGAATCAACAGGATTTGCTGGTACAAAAGATGGTGTTGAAGTAGTAAATAGAGATAGCACAAATTTTCTACAAATAGTATTAGGTGAGTTATTTGACGCACATACAGGTAATTTTGATAGTGCTGTAGGAAATTTTGATGATGGTGGAGAAGTAGAATCTAATGTGCAAGGAATTTATGAGTTTAATGCAAATCCTATTGATTTAGGTGCGATATATAATTCTTATGTTACAACATCAATGACAAGCAGTAGGTTTAATGCAAGTAGCCTGTTTGACAGCTTTGAAGGGCTATTTGACAGCCAAGAAGGTAATTTTGATGGTAACTATACCGAGCAAGATGATGTTAGTGCTAAAATCCAAATTTCTACCTCTAACGACAATTCAACATATTCAGCGTACCAAGACTATATACTAGGTAATTATAAAGCAAGATATTTAAAATTAAGAGTTAAGTTAGAAACTACTAACTTTGCGTCAACACCAGCGATTTCTGCTCTATCTGCGGTTGTTGATATGCCAGACAGAACGGTTGCTGTAGATGATATAGCAAGTACCACAGCAAGTGGTGGAAAGGCTGTAACATTTAGCCCAGCATTTAAAGATTTACAAGGTTTAGCTATAAGTGCTGATAACTTAGCAACAGGAGATTTTTACGAGATAACTAGTAAATCAGCAACAGGATTCACCATCAAATTTAAAAACTCTGGTGGCTCGGTGGTAGATAGAACTTTTGGTTATGTTGCTAAAGGGTACGGCTACCTTGAATCAAGCTAATAATTAGAGTATTGTTAATATTATTTAGGAGTTAAAAAAATGAGCCAAAATGACTTTACCATAGCAAATCAGACCTTTCCAAACACAAGGACTGATATTAATTCAGCACTACAAGCGTTAGCAAGTACAAGCTCTGGTAGTTCTGTACCATCAACTACCTTTGCAAATCAGCTTTGGTATGACACCTCTGCTAATACTTTATATATTCGTAATGAAGATAATGACGCAAATATTACGATAGCAGTTTTAGATCAAACTAATGACGCAGTAGAGTATTTTAAATCAGATTCTATAAGAACAGCATTAATAGAATTCACAGATGGTGATGACGCAATTACCATTTCAGATGGTGGGCTTTGTAGTTTTAGTGGTGCTGTTACAGCAAATGCTGGTGTAGTTGTAGATAATATTACTATTGATGGCACAGAAATTGATTTATCAAGTGGCGACTTAACATTAGATGTAGCTGGAGATATTATTTTAGACGCAGATGGTGGAGATGTAAAAATAAATGATGGTGGTGTTGCTATAGCAGAGCTAACTAATTCATCAACTGACTTCGTAATTAAGTCAGTAACTAATGACAAAGACATTATTTTTAAAGGTGTTGATAACAGTAGTGTAATAACAGCATTGACTTTAGATATGTCAACCGCTGGAGCAGCAACTTTTAATAATGATGTAACTGCTTTTTCAGATGAAAGACTAAAAGAAAACATAGAAACAATCCCAGACGCATTAGAAAAAGTATGTCAAATGCGTGGCGTTACTTTTAACAGAACTGATTTTGATGGTGAAAAACAAATGGGCGTTATAGCTCAAGAAGTTGAGAAGATAATACCAGAAGTTGTAAAAGAAGATAGTTCAGAAGAAAAAATAAAATCTGTAGCTTATGGAAATATGGTTGGCGTACTTATTGAAGCTATAAAAGATTTAAAGGCAGAAGTAGATGAATTAAAAAGAGGTAAATAATGGCAATACACGGTACAGGCAGTCCTCTTTCAATGTCAGAAATCCAAACAGAGTTTGGTGGTAGTAATCCAATATCAATGTCAGAATATTATGCGGGTGGTGATAATGTACCATCTGGAACAAGCGGTAATGGTGGCGACATACCAAGTTCTGGTGCGATAAATTTTAATATATTCTATACTGCTGCAAAATCTACAAGAGTAGCTATAGCACTACAAATATCACAAGCCACAACATCAGCATATAATATTTTTTCAAACAGGGGTGGATCGTACTCTGCTGGAGAATCTGATGTAACTTTAACTGTTCAAGCAAATGTTACAAGTGGTAGTACAACTCAAGCCGCAATACAGACAGGCTCATTTGCTAGTGGCGATACAGTCAAGATTATAAACAACGCACAAATAATTGCTAAAGGTGGCTCTGGTGGCGCTGGTGGAACAGCAAGTGGTCAACAGGCACAACAAGGAGCTGGAGTTGCTGGTGGCGCTGCTGGAAACGCAATAGATTTGCAATTCCCTGTAACTATCCAAAACAATGGTGGACACATCAGAGGCGGCGGTGGTGGCGGTGGTGGCGGCGGACACGCATATAACGCAAACAATATGAAGGGAGATATACAACAAAACTTAGGCGGCGGCGGCGGCGGCGGTGGTGCGGCTTTGGGTGGCGCTGGAGCAGCGGGAGCAACACAAGGATCACAACAAACAGTAACACAGGCTGGTCAAGCTGGTGGTGCAACTTCTGCGGGTAATGGTGGTAGTGGTGGCTCTGCTGGTGCAACAGGTCAACCAGCAAGTTCTGGCGCTGGTGGTAATGGTGGTGCTTTTGGAAGCGCTGGTCAAACTGGTGTTACAGGTAGTTCAAGAAACAGTAGCGGTCTTTCAGTTACAGGTGGCGCTGGTGGCGCTGGTGGTGCGGCTGGTAAAGCTATTAATTTAAATGGTAATGCGTTAACTTGGGAAGATGGAAACACAAATGTACAAGGAGCAGTTTCATAATGAGTGATATTATTTTATATAGAGCATTTATACGAGATAAAAAAGTATACAACAGAGTTTATTGGGGTGGTAGTGATGATCCAGAAACAATAAAAGTTTTTAACGAGATAAAAGGTAAATTTCCAAATGAAAAATTACCTATAAAGGCTTGGATATGGGGTATAGAAATGGAAAGTAATGTATATTCTATACACCAATGTAGTTTTGACGCAGATAATAAATTAAGTAGTGATTTGCAAAATAGTCTTTTAATAGATAAGGATTTTATAAGATATATTTATGATATGGACACATCTACCAAAAGCTATGAAGTATTTTATAAACCAAACAGAGTATATCCTGTGCAAACTTTAGGCAAGGGCTTGACTGTTCAACATATAAGCGATATGGCAAATAGTGAATTTGTATTACAACAAACTCAAGCTGTATATGTTACAGGAACAAACGCAAATGTTTGGTCTTGGGCGGAAAGTTTAAAATCTGGTATTACAATGCCAATATCAAAAAGCAAAACTGTTGCAGATAAAGATTGTTTTAAATTTCAATTTAATAAAGATAAGCAGCTTACCGAAGTTACTTTATGTGCGCATTTAGAGAGAACAATGGTATATGGTAAAAATGACAGATTGTTTACTGAATATTCTTGCAATTATGCAGATGAAATAACAAATTTAGATAGCACAGAAATAGTTCAAGCAAAGTATGATAATCACGGAAATAGAGTGGCACAAGAAGTTAGCAAGGAAAATATAAATGAATATATACTTGTGGCAAAAGATGATGGCTCTGGTGGGTATGACAGAGTTTTACTTAAAGATTTATAAGACGAGGTTATATGGCAAACGGTGTTGAATGGGGTTGGGGAAGGTCGCATATTATTACCAGAACAAATCACGCAACTATATTGAGATGGGGTTTTTGGTCGCCTTATTTTTCTTTTTTCTTTTCTAAAATACTACCTGTTCAACAAGTTATGCACGATCACGAAGGAAATTTTATAGCATTTCTTTTGTGGGGTAGATATACAGAGTATGTAAGAGTGCCAAATTCAGAATCTTTAATTAAAACAAATTACCGTTGGATTAATAATGTTAAATGGAATACCTTGCATTACATAACTTGTGAAAAACCTGTGTATACAATTCAATTTATGGGTAAAAAGAGGCACGAGGTTTCTGTAGAATATAAAGGCAGAATTATACCGTATAAACGATTATGCAAACGAGATGGCAGATATAAAAGCAAGGTAGCATAATATGAGTTTAATCATTGAAAAAACAAAGCAAAATTGGGATATAAAAATTCATAATAAGATAAAACATTGTCCATATTTTATTGTTGATAATTGGTATACGGAAGAAGAAGAAAAAAGAGTTTGGTCAGAATTAGATTTTTACTCTCATACAGAACACGCAAAAATAGAGAAGGCAGAAAATACTGTTGTTGCTAGAGATAATGATGGTATAAGTAAATCAAATGCTTATAGGTTTCATATGTGGGATTACTATACGCCAAAAGGGCAAAATATATCTCATATTATGAATTGTTTGTATAAACAGAGAAGTATTGAATTTCACGATATTGTCAAAAACGCATTACCACAACATTATAATAATTTTATTGCTACCGATACAGATGGAACAATGATTAGTTATTACGATAAAGCAAAATATTACAAATCTCATTCCGATACAGTTCAGTTTACTTGTCTTATCTGGTTATATAAGCAACCAAAAAGATTCTTTGGTGGTAATTTAAAGCTAATAGATGGAAATGCAACCATAGAATGTATATCAAACAGAATGATACTTTTCCCTAGCTATTTACAGCACGAAGTAACTGAAGTAAAGTCAAAGGAAGATATAGAGTTTGGTTATGGAAGATATTGTATAACTCATTTTTATAATTGGACAGGGAGAGTATAAATGGCTGGACTAAAAGTACACACAGCAGAAACAGCATACGCAGTAACTCAAGCAGAGATTAAGGCTTGGAATAAAATTGATAGTTCAGATGATGACACAGTTGTTGCTTTGATAGAAAGAGCAGTACATAATTGGGTAAAAGAATACACTAGCAGAACATTAACAACAGTTACATATCAATTATTTTTAGATTTATATAACGATATTGACTATCCAATACAAGAGGGAATGTATAATGGCATTGATAGAACATTTAATACCAGAAGTATCTTGTTGCCAAAAAGTCCTGTTGCAAGTGTAACTCATATTAAAACATATGACGATTCAGATAATGCTACCACTTTTGCAAGTTCTAACTATTACTTAGATAATGTAAGTGTTCCAGCAAAAATTGTATTAAGAAAAGGCTCTAATTATCCTACAGGACTAAGAGTTGCTAATGGGTTAGAGATTCAGTATGTCGCTGGATATGGAGCAACCACAGCGATTCCTTATGATATTAAATCAGCTTGTTTGGAATATTCTGCATATTTGTTTGAGCATAGAGGAGATTTACTTGATGGCAAAAGAGTATTAGCTCCAACATCTGCTACACAATTATTACAGGCATATAAAATAAAATCATTGTCAACAAATCCATATAAAACACAAATGCAATACGGGGGTATCTTTGGATAATGATTGGAGAAATGAGAAATAGAGTTGTTTTGCAATCTATGTCGCCTACAACTGACAGCGGTGGTGGACAATCTATATCTTGGGGAGCAGCAACTACAGTATGGGCTAAAGTAGAAAATTTATCTGGCACAGAAAGTTCTTTCGGCGATCAAATAGAAGATAGAGCCAACTACAGATTTACTATAAGGTATTACTCTGCACTTACAGCTAAGTATAGAATTAGTTACAACTCAAAAACTTTTAATATTCAACATATTTCTTCTTTGCTAGAAGGTAAAGAAAGGTATCAAATTATTGACGCAGAAGAAGGAGTTGCAACATAATGACAGTAAAAGTAAGTATTAAATCTAAACTTAAATCTAATATTGCAAAAGGTGTTGATATTTACGAGGAAAATACTATCCGACATTTAAACAGGGTAGCAAATATGTTTCAAGTTTATATTACAACCGCTATGTACAACTCAACAGGTGGCAGAACATATAGAGTAAGTAAAAGAGAAGGCGAAAAAGGATTTCATACAGCTTCTATAAAAGGAAATCCACCAGCAGTAAACACAAATCGTTTAGTAAATAGCATTATTCCTTATCCAGCAACATTTACAAATTTTTCTTCAAGAGTGGAAACAAATGTTGAATATGCCAAATTTTTAGAAGATGAAACAGGGTTAGATAGACCGTTTATGAGTGAAAGATCAGCGCCTTATAAACAAGTTAAAAAATATGCTAATGAAATAGCCAAAGACATATCAATCGGAAAAGGTAAAATCTTATGAGCTTTCACGGTTTTGATGTTCAAACAATATTATATTCTACGCTAAATAATGACAGCACTTTAGATGGACTTGTTGGTAATAATAAAATATTTGATAATGTGCCGCAAGATACAGCATATCCTTATGTTGTTTTAAGTAATTTTAATGTAGTGAACAGAGGTACAAAAACATTAGATGGCAACGAATACTCAATAGACATTGATGTATGGTCGCAATATAGAGGAAAGAAACAAATTTCAGAAATTATGGAACGAATATATGAGTTATTGCACGACACTTCATATTCTGTTTCTGGAGCTGATATGGTAGTTAGTCAAGTTCGTAATGTAATTACTTTGGTAGAAAATGATGGAATTACACGACACGGTGTGCTAACTTTGTCATTGATTGTGTACGATAATTAATTTTAGGGAGATAGAAAATGGCAGTACAAAAAGGAAGTGGGTTACTTGTTAAGATTGGTAATGCTGCTAGTCCAGAAGTTTTCACAACTGTAGCTGGATTGCGAGATACATCAATTTCAATTAATTCAGAAACAATAGATGTTACAAACAAAGATTCAAGTAGAGTTAGAACATTACTAGCTAATGCTGGAATAAAATCTTTTTCAATAAGTGGCTCTGGTGTATTTACAGACGCAGCAAGTGAGCAGTCAGTATTGACAGCTTTTTCTGCTGCAACATTTAGCAACTATCAATTTCTAGTGCCAGACTATAATACTTTTACAGGTGCGTTCCAAGTGACAACTTTGGAATATTCTGGTAGTTATAATGGAGAAGTTTCTTACTCAATGAGCTTTGAATCTGCTGGAACAATAACTATTGCTACAGTTTAATTTAGGAGATAATTATGGGTTGGGAATTAATGCCTATAGAAATAGGCTCTAAAAAATTAGACGCACAAGTAAACATTGGAGAAAACAATGTTGAAATAGAAATACCTTATTACAAAGGCTTTAAAGATACAGATACAATTAAAATTGACAAGAAATCTTACACAATCAAATTTGCTAAGAATCTTGGTGATAGAGATGAAATAATTATTATTTTAACTAATGCGGAGAAAAACAATGAGCATAAACAAGCTAAAAGCGGAAAAGATACTAAAGTTTAATGATAATGAATACAAGGCAAGAATGAGCCTTGATACAATCATTAGAATAGAACAAGCGTTAAGTTGCAGTATCTTAAAGCTAGGTAATAAATTAGCACAAGCTGATATTACAATAACAGAAATAATATCTGTTATTACTTTAGCTCTAAGGGCTGGTGGGAATAACCTACAGGACAAAGAAGTTAAAGTATTGGTTGCAGATATAGGTTTGTTAGAAGCTATTAAGATGGCTGGAGAGTTGGTAACTTTAGCTTTGAATGTTGATGACGATACTGATGACGAAAAAAAAAGTCTAGTAGAGGAATAGACAAAGAGGCTGATCTACCATATCAAAGATGGATAGAGGTATGTGTAGGAATGATAGGTATTAATCCAGCAGTATTTTGGGATATGAGCATTACCGAAATAACTCTAGCAGTAAAAGGATTTAGCGAGTTCAATGGTGGCAAGAAGGATAGACCAATGGATTCAGAGGAGTTAAACGAACTAATGGAGCTGTACCCAGATAACTAATGGCAACTGAATTAGATAAGCTAATAGTCAAGATTGAAGCAGATTTATCGGGCTTAAAGCGAGATATGGCACAAGTCAACAAAATTGTTGGCAAATCAACTAGTAATGTAAAAAAACAATTAGTTAATATGGGCGTGGGCTTTACAAGGCTTGGCGCAAGTATTACTAAATTTGGTGTTCTTGCTGGTACAGTTTTAGGTGGCGTATTCCTTAAAAGCGTAGTAGATGTTGGTCTACAAATTGAATCTCTGGAAATAAGGTTAAAAGCATTATTTGGTAGTGCAGAAGAAGGCGCAAGAGCTTTTGATGTTATGCTTAAATTTGCTGGACAAGTTCCTTTCTCATTACAAGAAATCCAAAATGCTGCTGGTAATCTAGCGGTAGTTTCTGATGACGCAGACGAACTTGGGAATGTCTTAAAAATTACAGGTAATGTTGCCGCAGTAACAGGCTTATCTTTCCAACAAACAGCAGAACAAATACAGAGATCATTTGCTGGTGGTATAGCTGCTGCTGATGTTTTTAGAGAAAGAGGCGTAAGAAATATGCTTGGTTTCAAAGCTGGAGCAACTGTTACAGCCGAAGAAACAATAGCGGCATTTCAAAAAGCATTTGGAGAAGGTGGAGAATTTGGAAATGTAACAAATGAACTTGCAAATACTCTTGGCGGAACTTTAACTATGATTAAAGATAAGTTTTTTGCATTTCAAAAAGCTGTTGCAGAAGGTTTTTTTGCTGAACTTCAATTTCAATTTACAGAGTTTGATTTATTCTTAGCGGAGAACGAAGAAAAAATTGCTCAAATAGGAAAAAATATTGGAAAGTCAATAGCAGAATTTATAAGAGTGATGGCAGATAATATTGAAACCATAAAGAATTTTTTTATTGCATTAGCTGGTGCAGCAGTTCTTGGTGCGATTGGTAGCTTAATTATAAAACTTAAAGCATTAAAAGATATTTTAATTGTTACTGCGGCTTTAATGAGGGCGCACCCAGCTTTTGCGATTATTGGACTAGCTGTTTCGGCTGGAATTGGATTAGCAAAACTTACATCAGCAACTAAAGATTTACGAGAAGAAGCAGAAAAAACAAAACAAGCTATTGCAGATAATGTAATGAAAGGATTATCAGATCACGCTTTCCATCATATAACTGGAAAAAAAATACAAGAACAAAAGTTAAAAGAACAAAAAGCAGCAGAAAGGGCAGCCAAAAAAGCCGAAAAAGCAAGACTAGAAGCTATGCAAAAACAATTTATTCTAAGGGCGCAAATTAATCAAGTTGAAATGGATAGAATTGCAGAGATTAGAGGTGCAGCTTTTGACGAAGAACAAGAGCAACTTGACAAAATAATGAAAAAATTTGAAGAAGTAGGACAAAGCATATCTGACGCTTTTGGTAAAGCGCTTATAAGCGGTAAAGATTTTAAAGATTCTATGGTAGATATATTTCAAAGTATTTTGCAGCAAGTTACTGCATTAATATTTCAGCTATATGTTATTCAGCCTTTATTAAAAGAAATAGAAGATTCAATTAATAAGTCAAGAACAGGCGGTGGCAGTAGCGGCTTTGTTAGTCAAGCGCTTGGATTTTTGACAGGGGGTATTGGCAGCGGGAGTGGTCATATTGATTCTGGATCAAATCTAGGCTCTGCTCATTTTGGCACAAGACAGTATGGCGGTAATGTGAATCCAAATATGCCATATATGGTTGGAGAACGAGGCGCAGAATTATTTATGCCTAAGTCTGCTGGAACAATAATACCAAATGGACAGATGGGTGGCGGAATTGTAGTAGAGCAAAATCTTAACTTTGCCACAGGAGTATCGGAAACTGTACAAGCAGAAGTTCTAAATTTATTACCAACAATACAACAATCAACTTTACAAGTTGTTCAAGAAGCCAGATTGCGTGGCGGAAGATTTGCAAAAGACTTTGGAGCATAGATTATGAGTGAGCCTAGTTTTCCTTTAACAATGCCTACTAACAGAAACTTTGTAAGAAGTGAATGGAAACTTAAAAGATCAGTTGCAGTTACAAAAAGCCCATTTACTTATGCAAGTCAAGCAGCAAAATACACAGGCTCTCAATGGTGTGCGTCTGTATCATTACCACCAATGTCAAGAGCCGAAGCGTCAGAATGGGTAGCTTTTTTTGCACAATTAAATGGAAATTTTGGCACATTCCTTATGGGCGATCCAGACGCAAAAAATATAAGAGGCTCAATGAGTAATACTTTTAAAGTTAAAACTGCCGCAGCGATAGGTGCTTTTGATGTTGTTATATATCTTGCCGACACCAGCGAAAATGGCGCATTAAAAAAAGGTGATTATGTTCAGTTTGGAAGCGCTGGAACTTCAAGACTACATATGATAATTGCAGATGTAAATGTTGATGGTAATGGAGAAGCAACTATGCAAATTGAGCCACCTTTAAAAACTGCTGTAGCAGAAGATGATGTAGTTGTTTACACAAATACTGTTTGCGTAATGCGTATGCAAACTCCAGACTTGAGTTGGAGTGCAGACAGAATATCGTTATATGGAATCAGCTTTGCAGCAGAGGAAGTAACTTGAGAAAAGGCTTTATATATTTTCTTTTTTTTATGATGATTGTTTTAATATGGTCATCTGTTACGACATATGGAGCAGACAGTACCGTTAATTATAAAAATCAACCACCACCATCTGCTATAGCTCCAAGTGTGCAATCGTACAGCCAAGCAATTTGCAGCTTTCCCGTTGTAGGAAGTGTGTCTACATCTGTAGTTGGTATTTCTTCTGGAACAACATTTACAGATTGGAATTGTGAACGAAGAATGTTATCAAATTCTCTTAGTAAAGCTGGATTAAAAGTTGCGTCAATATCTGTTCTTTGTGCTGGGAGCAAAGCTGTGTGGTCAGCTATGCTTCATTCTGGAACGCCTTGTAGTATCTGGAATGGCAAGAAAGCATTGATAGGAGCGGAAGCAGTTAAATTTTATAAAAAAATGGGATATATAGATAATTATGGGAATATACTTAAATACCCAGACTACTTGGGTGCTGATTATAATGTTAGTAACTACAGCGATTCAAACAGTTCAAGCAACGGAAACAGAAACAGCAAATATCCTAAATAACGGAACATTTGATGGCAACACGAATGGCTGGACTTTAGATGGTACAGCTACATATGACGGCAATCACTATTCTGGAAGCGACTTAAATAAAACAGTAAGATTTAGTGGTGCAAATGGTGGCTCTGTTTCTCAATCTATTGATTTAAGCAATCTATCAGATGAATCAAAAAATGTGGTAAAAATAGAAGGCTCTATTACTTCTTATGGCTGCAATAATGAAGGCTCTAGTTGGTGTACCAAAACAGGCACAGCCAACAATCTTGATCCTGTTAATGCAACCATAACATTTACAGATGGAACGCAAACAGAAGTATTATCTTACAATTACACAAGTGATTATAATGATGGAGTGATAACAACAGATTATGAAATTAATGTAGACAAAGAATTTGATATTACCATCACATCTTTAAGCTATAATGTTGCTGGAGCAGATACAGGCGATTGGTCTGGTCAATTTGGCACAATTATAGACAATTTAAGCCTTGTTTTAACACTATCTGATGTGGTAGTAGCAGAAACCATAGAAGAAGCCGAAATAACACCAATAAATGCGTCTGACAGCATTATCCAGCAAGTCATAGAGCCAGAAGTGGTAGAAACTGTCCAAATTGGCTCATTAGACGCAACATCTATAGCAAATACAATTTCTACAGGTGTGATTGACATAAATCCACCAGAAGATTTACAGATTGCAAATTTAACATCATCAATATCTGTGCTTTCTGATATAAGAACTGAACAAATGAATATGGAGATAGCTGATGTGTCATTGAATAACGAAATGCCAACACTTATAGATACAGGAGCAGAAGTTCCTGTAGAAACAGATATACCAGATATGGATTTACCAGAGATTGACATTGATATTGAAATGCCAGAAATAAATGACATAGAAATAGAATCTGTATCAGAGCCAGAAACCTTAGAAGAAATAAGAGAGGAACTTCCAGCAGAAGTAGAAGAAACAAATATGGAAGAAGATTTAAAGGAGAATAAAAATGAACAACAAGAGGAAACACCAGCAGAGAATGATGAAGCTGTTGGAGAAAATGAAGAAAGCGAGTTATCAGACGATAGCACAACCGAAGAAAAAGAATCAGAAGAAAAGGAAGAATCTACTGAAAAAGAAATAAAAGACGAGCCAACAAAAAGTGAAGATAAAGTGGTAAAAACAAAGAAAACAACAAAAACAGAAGAAAAACAAAGCTCTGAATCGCAAAATAAGGACAATAAAAAAAGTTCTGATACTAAGACTACCCAAGAAATTAAGTCTGATATAGTTATCCAAGAACTTGATTTACCAACCATAATATCTTTTAATAAAGAATATTTTGCAAACACCTACAAAGATACGATAGACTTAACGACAACGGAGATAGATTTTTATGACGGACAAGACGGATTCACAAACAATCAAGATTACGCCAAAGCTAATTCTAATTTTTTTAATCAGTATAGCAACACCAACAGCGAGTGGGATTTGGTGGCTAAGCCAAGTGTCATCAAGATTGACAGTATTAGAAGATAATGTTGCAAGTATTCCATCTGGAGATAATTCAGCAATCGTTGAAAGAATTACTGCTGTAGAAATAAATGCAACTAACAACAAAAATTCTATTGACAAGATTGACGCAGATATAGATAAGATTGTTGAACAAGTTGATAAGTCGTTCAAAGCAGTAACGGATTCCATAAACTCAAATCCACTTTCACTAGGTAACTAATATGACATCATCTGAAAAAGAATGTTTATTAAGGTTGGAAGAAAAACTTGACCAAGTACAAAAGTCAGTTGAAAAAAATGCAAAAGAAATATCTGATTTAAAAGCTACAGTCAATATGGGTAAGGGTGCAGTCAAAGCATTAATATGGATTGGCAGTTCCTTAACAGTTATAGCTGGATTATTTAAGTATGGAGATGGCATATGATGGGATTAATTGTAAGTGGCTTAACAAAAGCAGTTGGTGGTTACTTTGAAAACAAATCTCAAGAATCACAAGCCAAAGCTGGATTGAAAAAAGCCGAGATTGAAGCCAAGACTACTGTTGCTAAAGCTGTAGCAGAAGGCAAAATTGAAGCAGATAAATTAAACAGTCAATGGGAGAACAAGGCTGTTGACCAACTTTCTGGCTCACTCAAAGATGAATTTATAACATTGGTCGTGCTAACTCCCTGTATTTTAATTTTCATACCAAGTTTACAGCCATATATAAGATTAGGTTTTGATATCTTAGGCACACTTCCAGATTGGTACATTAATTTGATTTATATAACAGTATGTGCTGGACTAGGATTAAAAGGGGTTGGTGGTATTAGCAAATTTATGAAGAGGAAAAAGTAATGTTAGATAAACTAAAGCAAGGCTATGAGAAAGTAAAAGATGTAATAGAAGATATTACTTATAACATACCAAGCAAAATGTTATTTATTATTCAATGTTCTTTGATCTGCTTGTTCTGGATTATATTGGTTTGTTAAAACTTTCCAATATATAAAAACAAAACCCAGAACAAAACAGCTAACAATATCTGATATATTTCTATTGGCATTTAAAATTATTTATTTTTTTGTAATTTTTCTATTTCAAGCTCAATTTTTTTCATCTCTGCTTTTAATTTCTTAACAGATTTTTGACTGCCAAATACTGCTTGAGTTACCATTTTATCCATTATTTGCCTATACTTATTTTGCAATACTTCTAATTTTTTATCTTTCATTTTCTTGCTCCTATTTAAGTTTTTAAAT